GTCTTCGGCATCAAAGATCTCTGTTTTTAAGATTTTGTTTTCTTGGTCCCGTTGAATTGCAAAGGCAAGTTTTGATAAAGAATTCTTTTGATCTAGATTTTTATTGATCAAAAAGTAGAAAACAACGTTATTATTTGAATATTTCTCAAAATATTTGGCATCACGCATCGTGATGCACCACTTTGTTCCGGCACCGTAAGTTACAGAAGCATCTTTATTTTTAATGTATAAGAGAACATATTGATCATCTTCGAATAGTTTTTCAGTGCCTTCAGATTTAGTTTCTTTTCTTAGTTCCGTTTTTGATTTTGAACCGATTTCTTTTAGTTCATTTTCGAGATCTTTTAAAGTTTTATAAGTGTTAATGTCTTTTGACTGAAATTTTGAGGAATTCTTGTCATAAAACTTAATCGTGGGGATTAAATCGTTAATGCTAAAATCTTGTGTTAGTTGTTTAACACACCATTCAAAATACTTTGGATGAACTGTGTTCTCTAATTCATCAATTTCGTTTGATAAATTTGGAAACTTAACTTTAAGATCATCTGACTTTTTCTCAGAAAGAATTCTTTTAATATATTCCTGAAGAAGTGAAGATTTCATAAAATTACCCTATTGTTCGTCTATGTTTTGATTTACAGATTTTATCGAAAGTTGCCAATCATGAAGAGCATCATCAATTTCTTCATTATATCCACCAATTGTATTTTCAATTATATTAACTATGTTTTCATTACAATCAGCCTCGGAGTCAATCATTAATTTATCAAGTTGTTTTTGTGCTTCGGCGCCTAAACTTTGATATAATTTTGCAAATTTAATTAAGTCTTGTGAATCAAGAACAAGCATTGACATAGTGACTGATCTTCGAGCACTAAACTGTGCCTCATTGATTGTCTTCTTGGTATCCTCGTTGACACGAGACAATTCTTTTATAATAATTTGTTGTAATACCTTTTGTGATATTTTCATATATCTTGTGTCTCCGCAAAACTTTCTAAGATCACTTTTGCACCATCACATCTTGTAGTATTAAATTAAATAATTTCACGTTCTCCTAAAATATTTAATAAACAATTTTCAAGAAGTGCTATGGAAAATGAATTTATTCCATACTTTGAAATAGCAAGATGAACTGGACATCTTGAGTTACGTTTTGATTTATATTCGTGCTGTTTAAATCGTTTGTTGATTGGGCAAGTCGTCATTCCAACATAAATTTTTTCATTAATTAAATTCTTAATTAAATATATAGATCCAGTTTGCATAATGACTTAATTATCCTTGAGTTCCATTGTTACTAACAACGAAGTCTAGACTAATATACTCAATGCTTTTGCTTGGTTGAACGTAGATTTTACCACGAAGTGTGTTATTTTCAACATCCAATTGAGTTGTTGTTGAAGAGTCAATTACTACCTTGAAACGCTCAAGGCCAGCGAGGGCTTGAATTCTTTGTAATCTTGGCGTCACGGCGGCACTAAACTTTGCCAACGTTGCCTCACGATTTGGCTCAAAGATAATTATTTGTGCAATGTCGCGGACTTGACGACGGAGTTCAATTAATAATCTACGAACATTCACTCTATCAAGAGAAGATGCTGCGACTTGTAATGTTTTTTGTCCCCAAACAAGAACACCACCCTTTGGATTTGTACCAGATGTGGCGTTTCCTGGAAAGGCTACGAGAGGATTAATGCTTACATCGTATAGCGCATCCATGTTCGTCTTTGATAATTGAATTCTTGCTTCAAGAGTTGTTGATAATGCCCCTCGTGTTGTTCCTGCGGGAGCAAACCAAGGATATCCAATGGCGTCATTGAGTGCAAGAGCACCCAAAACAACAACTGAAGGAGGTACAATTACGTTTGTCTTTGTTGTTGGATCTTGTACTACAACGTCAGGGAAATATGTTGCAGCAAAGCTTGAATCAAGGGCCCGGTCGCTAAGATTTTGGGCAGTTAGTTGAACTGATGGTATTTGACTATCAAGAGTTACAAGATCATTATTATAATCATATTGTTCAATGTCCATAATGAAAAGTGCATCAAAACGATCTTGAACAGCAGCAATTGCTGCATTTGTAATTACGGGGTGACGTATTCCGGGGATGACCAATAATTGAATATCTGTGCTTACAACGTTTTGCATAATTTCAATTGCTTTTGCATATGCTTTTACGTTTGGACCTTCATTACGATTACGAGTTGCAGAATTCATATCGGCTGTCACGGCTGCGTTATTAATCTCAGCTTCATCATTATCAAATAAGTTTACACCATCGAAGCCACCTTGCATAGGTAGCGTGTACTTAAGATAGCGTCTATTTGCTTGGGTAAAATCACTAACTTGTACACGACGAGTTTTAGCTGTATCGTCAGCGGTGATGACACCGTTGCGAACATACGCCGCTGATTTCCATTGTGCTGAGTCGGCTAACGTTGTTGACGCAGTAATAACTTGAATATTTTCCAAACTAAAGAAATTGGTACAAAAACGATCCGAGTCTATGATTCCGTTTTCGGCTGTATCAACATCTCCAACGTTATCTCCAACAGCAAAATTTTGATTTGTTAGTGAAAAATCTGGGAAGTATTTTGCATGTGAGACTAATGAATTATTTGCAAGTGTGCTTGCATTTTGTGTTGACAAACTTTCAACATGTTCATAGTGTGTTCCCCAGTAATAACGGGGCTCAACGATTTTCTTTACGCCTGATCCATTTGAAATATCTTTTCTCATTGGAAGTGGTGGTGTAATTGTTCGTTTAAGTGATGCGGCAACAGACAATTGTGTTGTAACAGGCGAGGTCATTGGCATTGAACCTGAAGTTACCAAGTGTGAAATTCCTCTAAATCCAAAGGGAAGAGCTGTAGCATCAAGTGTTGAATTTTCAATACTTGAATCAACTTCAACACGAATATAATTTGAATTATTTTGATACATTCCATCAATGATTAATTTTTGCGCTGATTCCGCACGATCAAAATCGTAATATGCATGGGTATCGCCAATAATTTTTGAAATATATCGATCAGAGTTAGGATCAAGCGATAAACCAGAAAACTTCTCTATTGGAAGTTGTTCAAGATCTCGATCTGATATTGAACGTAATACAATATCAAACGTTCCGTATCTGTCTGTTAAGTCTGTTGATGGAGTGATATTTTCAATTGATATTTTATATGTTGTTGAAGCGCCGTCATCAAGAGCATGAAGTCTAAATAAGTTATATGCACTTCCTCCGAATTTTTGTGAAACAAGCCAAGGCGACTTTGCAGCACTAAACCTATCAACAAAACTTTCGTAATTTGGAACATATGAATTGCCAGAATTACGTGTTAGTGAAGAAGTTGTTAGAAATACTGATGATTCTGCACCACTTCTGGCAACACGAGATCCGCCTGCGCCGGAGACGGCGTGAACAAGACCAGATCCCGTAACGACGGCTTGAATAGGATGAATATCCCATGATGAATAAAGATAATGACCGGCTTGTTGAAACTTTAGGGGATCGGTGTTAAGAACATTGGCAAAATAATTATTTGCCGTAATGTCTAATGATGCAGAAATCACATTTGGATATAATGAATCTGTTCCTTTATGACCGTTTAGCAATAATACAAACTCTTGTTTTGCAACGCTTGAATCAAGTAAGACTACAGATCCCAATAAATTACCATTTGCAGTTGCATCTGTGGCAATCAACGTTGATGCAGGCGCGGTGTTTGTTCCTTCGGCGGACGACGATAGACGTAATATAACGCCTGATGCTGCCATTAAAACACCACGTAAAATTGGAAGTGACGTACTTACCCCTGGGGTTATTGATCCAAGGCCTTGAAGACCTGCAGAACTAAAAATAGTTGAACCTGCTGATTCTGACATGAATGCACCAAGAAAATATGTTCTTCCTAAAACACTCGACTGACCTGGGTTGGCATATGGGTTTGCAGCAAGAGCATAATCTGATGTCGAAAGTGGTTGATTTTCACCAACAACAAATCCGGCGTTTGTAACATTACCACTTGCTGCCCTTTGTTTACCGTCACCAACACCTAAAACTTTTACATATGTAAGAGCTCGAGCGTTACGTAACCATTCAGTAACTGCAAGAGGACCAAATTTCTTTCCGTCAGTTTGTCCAAATTTAGCATACCAATCAGAAAGAGTACCTACTGTAATAGGTACGAATGCTGGACCTTTTAATGATGTGCCAATGATACCTGCTGGGACCCCAACAGGTTGCTGTGCAACTGGACCTGAAAGATCAATCTCTCTCGTCGTAACACCAGCCGAACCAAATTTTAATTGTGCCATTTGTCTCTGCTCCAAATCTAGATTCTAAATATTAGGTTAGTCACTTATCTTATATTATCACGTAAAAATAATTCCAGAATTTGTGATTATGAAATCAATTGATATATATTCAATCACTCGAGTAGGAACAACTACTATTCGACCATTTACTCTATTTAGATCAACGTCAAGTTGTGTATTATTTGTTTCGTTCATTACGACTTGAAATGATTCGACGCCGGCTTGGACTTGAATAAACCCAAGTTGTAAAATTGCCGCGGACACGAACTTAGTTCTTTCTTCTGACGAACTGTTTTGAAATACCATATTTCTTGCAATTCCAATTATGATACGCTTTACCTCAAGTAACATTCTACGAACGTTCACTCTATCAAGAGCCGATTTATTAACCTGTAATGTCTTTTGACCGTAAATTACATACCCAAGTCTTGGGAATGTTGCAATTGGATTAATTCTAGAGTCTTGTAATACGTCTCGATCAGAAACGTTCAAACGTACAATCACATTGCTAACGAAGTCAAGAGACGCTCTATTGAATCCCGCTGGTGCGAACCAAGGATATGCAACCCTATCATTGAATGATAAGGCACCCATTGCGGCGACAGAGGCCGGAACTCTAATCTTTCTTTTATTTGTTAAATCATCAATCATAACATCAGGATAGTATGTACTTACGTAATTATTATCAACGCCTCTTGTATCAAGAGCAGATGCTGTTTTATCAACATTTGGTTTGCTTGTTGAATCAACATATAGTCGTGCCGATGAATCAGAGTATGATGGAATATCAAGCACGTAAAGTGCAAGACCATACTCTCTAACAGCGTTCATTGCATAGTCAGTAACAAATGATTCACAAATTCCTGGAATTGCTAAAATGTTTGTATTTACAATTAGAGGATCAGTCATAATGTCAATGGCAGTTGTGTAAGACAAAACAGTGCTATTACTTTGATCAGTTCCGGCCGTATTAATCAATAATCCGGGTGATACATATGATGCTTCTGCTCCACCACTTGCGTCAAATGACGTTGATTTATCATTAAGACGTCGAGCATCAGCATCAAGAATATTGACACCATCATACCCCCCATACATAAAATTTGTAAATTTCGTATATGGTGAAAAACGATTAAAGTCTGGTGCTGATGCTTGGGCTAATAACGTAGCCAATGTTATTCGTTTGCCAAGAACTGCATCTGTAATTGTATAATTTGATTGATCAAGTCTACCGTTACGAATGTATGCGGCTTCACGCATATGATCATTGATTGATCCTGTTACATCAGCAAGTGCTGTATTTGAAAATGCGACGCGAGCCAAGGTAAATTTATTATCATTTAATGTATCTGCGCCGGAGCCAGTTACAAGAGCATCAAGTAATTTAATTCCACCAAACTTCGAATATGAAGACATGATGTTATTTTTTTCCGAAGACAAATTTGGATTTAATGGCGATGTGTTTCTTTCAAATTTCACGCCCCAATGGAATAGAGAACTTGCTAATTCTGTTGGACCTGGATCGCCTGGCCACATGCCCGTTGTTGGAATATCTCCACGTGTCACCTTATATCGATAAGGAACTGGGGGAAGTATTGAACCTGACATTGATGATCCCACGCTAACACCAAGAACACCAGCTAAACGTGATGTTGCTGAGGCTGGCGATGTGTCAGTAAGCGAATCATTTGTCTTTATAAGTTCTGCACCCCTAAACCCAAAAGGTAGTGAGACAGCTGGAACGAGACTTCTAACAACGTTGTCTGACATTATTATTCTTACAAGTTTTGATTTATTAGGATAAATTCCCGTTGCAACAACTTTTCTATCTGATAAGATTGAAACATCAAAATTAAATGCTAATTTACGATCACCTATTACTTTGGCAACGTAATTATCTGCACTTGGGTTTAATGAGCAATTTGAAAATTGTTCAAGCACATTTGGATTTGTATCAGTATCGTTCCAGTCTCTAATATAAACACTAAACGATCCGTATTGATTTGAGTCATCAAGCGAAGCCTTTAAGTTTCCAATTGAAATCTTATATAACTTGTTTGCATATTCTCCATCATCAAGCGCTTCGAATTTAAATAAATCGTATTCTGCTGTTCCGAAAGGTTGTGTAACAAAGAATGAAGTTGTT